TAACGAGTCTTGAAGCCAATCTTAGGTTGGAAGCTGTTAGGATCAACAGCACGAACCATTTGTAGAGGAACGTATGGGCAGTAGAACAAGCCAGCGTCGAAAGCAGAAGTACCCTTGTAACCAACAACGAAGTATTGGTTAGCAGAGATGTTAGCTGCATATGGATCAACGTAAACTTTGTACTTACCATTTAGAACACCAGCGAAAGTAGTAGAAGTGTCATCTACATTTAGGCTGTTGTTGCCAGACAAAGCTGGAGTGTAGTCTAGAACCCCTGCCATCGCTAGAGCAGACGCAACGTCAGCGCTAGTGATCAGGAAGTTACCACGACCACGACGTGTCAATTGACCAATCGCGTTCGCTTCGCGTTCGATTTGGAACAATAGACCCTTGAACTTTTCAACAGACCAACGACCGTTAGAGTCAACGTCTAGGTCAAAAGTACCAGCAGTAGCAGTACCAACTGCAGCGCCTGGCTTAGCAGTGCGATATACAGTACGAACAACTTCGCGGTTGATTTCTGTCAAGATTTCTGCAGAAAGGATGTTGCTCAATTCGCCTTCAGCGTCAAGACCGTGAACAGATTTCATGTCTTGAGCCAATTCGATAGAGTATTCAGCCTTCAAAGCACGAGTCTTAGCAGTAACAGATGCTTTCTCGATAGAGAATGCCATTTGACCGAAAGAACCGTCGCCAGAACCACCTTGGCCAAGACGTTCAGCTGCATCAGTAGCCAAACCAGTACCATTAGTTTGAGTACCTAGAGTAGAACCATCTAGAGTAGCAGAGTGAGTACCAGTACCAGAGTAGTCAGAGTCAGCTTCGTTGAATAGAGCTTCAGCGCCATTCATAGAACCATAGCGAGACTTCATAGCGAAGATCAAGCCAGTTGGTTGAGTCATTGGTTGAACGCCAGCGATATCATAAGCGATAAGTTGTGGCATTGCACGGCGAACCAAGCTGATCAATACTGGATCAAACTTAGCCATACCGCCTGCGTCTGGGTAAGCGCCGACAGAGTTAGTAGGAGCAGTTTCGAAAAGAGCTTCTTGCTGCTTGCGCATTTCGCGTTCTTGGTTTTCCAAAAGAACAGCAGTAACTTCCTTACGGTAGTTATCTTTGATAGATGGAGCACCTTCGTGGTTTAGAACTGGTGCCCATTTTTCCATTAGAGCTTGACGAGTAGTCATGTCGTTTTCCTTATTTAAAAAGTAAATTACTTAGTAAGAGCTGATAGATAGCGAGCCATTGCTGGATCAATCTTCTTCTCTTCAGTTAGAGTTTCAACTGGAGAATCTGTAACAACAGATTTAACTTCAGTAGTTTGTTTAGTGAAATAGCTTTCGCGGATAGTCTTTACTTTAGTAGAGAAAGATTCTGCGCTTTCAAAAGTTAGTTCTTCAGCAAGAGCTTGGAACTTTTCAGTTTCAACGTCAGATAGACCTTCAGCTGCCTCAGCAACGATTTGGGTGCGAGTAGATTCAGCGATTTGCTTAGTTAAAGCAACATTAGCTGCAAGCTGCTCATCTAGTTTAGATTCTAGAGAACCAATAGTCTGTTCCATTTCGCCTAGAATATCATACTTCTCAGCTGGAACGTCAATATAGTGCTCTTCAAATAGACCCTTCATACCATTGATGAAGCTCTCTACGATTTCGGACTTAATGCCATTTTCAAGGGCTAATTCATTCTGTGCAATCCACTGCTCGGCAATATAGCCAAGGTATCCATCAACTTGTTCAACAAGACCCTCAATTTGTTGTGCAGTAGCTTCTTCTAGCTTTGCTGCAAATTCTTCTTCAAGACGTGCAACTTCTTCGTTAACGCGAACCATAACGGCTGCTTCGAAAATAGTAGTTGCTTTTTCTTTGAATTCTTCAGTTAGTTCTTCGCCAGTGAACAAAGCGTCCATATCTTCTTTAACGCCAGCCTTAACTGCGTCACCCTTACGGATAGAAGACTGGTCACCGTTATGAGGGTTCATAGAACCACCCTTAACTTGTTCAGCTTGCTTTTCATCTTGTACGTTGTTACGAGCATTGTCTGGGTTCTGTTCGTGAGAACCTGGCTTAACAGCGTCACCCTTAGATGGGTTAGTCTGGTCACCTGCGCCAGCATTTGCAGTAACATCTTTGGCACCTTTTTCAGCGCCATCTGGTTTTACTTTTTCTTCTTGAATTTCCTGAGCCTTGCGTGACTCAGCAAGAAGTTCAGCGATTTTTTGTTCGATTGACATCGTAATCTCCTAACTTGGATAGTTCTATTACTTATTTATAAATTATTTGATTTTACTCAGGAAATTTTGGAAGGCTAAAATTTTAGCTTCTTGCAATTGCTTGCTAGATGCCTTTCTAATAAACTTCTGGGTTTCCTCAATATCTCTTTCCACAAATCTTCCATCCACGAATGTCCACTCTTTGCTTTCCATAATACCACGGACGTAAGCATCTGGAGCGGATGGATCAGCAACGATGTCAGCAGCAGTTGACAGCATAAAATCGTCCTGAACAATTTGAACACCTTCATTGTTCATCTTTAGTGAACCTAGTGCTCGGCTGGATACGCCAAGGTTTGCGCCACCGTCTAACAGACCGCGAGCGATATTACCCATTGGTGTTTCCATAATTTTTGCGCGGCCAATGTAGTTAGTACCTTCTTTGCGAAGTCCAACAATCATATGAGAGACACGATCAAGGTTGATACTTGGAGTATCTGGATGACCTAGTTCGCCGTATGCGCGGTTGTTTTGTACTTGTTCTTTTACATAACGGGAAACTTCATTATCCATTACGTGCTCTGGATACATACGACCGTTACGATTTTTTAATTCTGATTGTAAGAAAACACCTTCAATGAAGTAAGACTTCTTGCCTTTTGTTTCTTCAACAATCAGCTTAGTGGTATTCTCGAAGACTTCTTTAATTAGCTTCATTTTTATACCTTATCTGGAGAACCGCTTAAAGTAGTAGAAGCGCCAACGCGAGTTGGATCATCATACGCGCCATAAGTAGCTGGTTCAAATTTAGTATCCCATCCTGCAACTTTGCGCAGAACTAGGAACCCTGAAACGTCTTTAGCGACACCATTAGTTACTACGATGTCGAACGTTGGATCATTGTTAATTGGAATACCCCAAGAATTAGCTTCCATATATGGAGCGTTTTCTGGAGCGCATGCAATAACAATTTTACTGTTACGGTTGATAGTAACCTTTGAACCAAGTTCACCGCTCACACTCCATTTAACGATAGTAACGTTTGGTGCGTCTAGGTTACGAGCTTGTGTGACAGCAGTTAAATCAGCAAGAGTGATCGTGCCAGACTCAGCTGCTGAAGAAGTGAAGTGAATCACAGTCTCTTGGTTCGTATTTTTAACAGTGGTAAACGCCATTGTCATATTACTTTTCCTCTATTTTAGTAAGCACGTGGAGGAAGTTCTTTGTCGACTCTCTCATATACTCAACTATTTCTGTTTGGTTATGCAATAATTTATTTAGGTAATCTTGCGTCGCCTCGTTTATTGCGATTACAGAACCATCGCTAAGAGTGTAATTTAGTTTACCTTCAACCACGCGATCTAATTTATTGTACTTACGCAATTCACATATAACTGGGTCGACTGAGAAAATGTTAGAGGAAGCCAATTCTAAGTATGTTTCAACTAACGTATCAGTAACTTTTACATCGTGATATTCTTTGATAATTTCAGCAACTTTAGTATTTGGTATTTCTTCGTATATTTCTTTGGTGACTTCCTCTACAAGAGAAGCGTTTTGCTGTTCTTGTTGTTTTTGTCTAACACTAGAAATGAATTGCTTAAAGTACATTACTCGGTTTCTGTTTGTTGAGAAGGTTCAGCTTCAACAGTTTGGTTGAACATAGATTGAGCTACTTCTAGACGTTTATCGTCAAGATGAGCTGATATTTTTTCTGCCATAGCTGCATTGAAAGCGTTTTCAATCTCAACGGCATCGCCATTTGAAATAGCGTTGATTAGTTCTAATGTTGTAGTCATAATATTCCTTTAATTAGTTTGGCCAATTACCACTTTTTTGTTCACCCGTAGAAGTAGTTTTACCTTCTCTCTTTTTAGATGAACTAGATTTCATTTCTTCCTGATCGTCTTTTACCTGTGTAGCAGCTTCTTGTTCTACACGTTGTTGTTGATCAGGTTGTTGAGCAGCTTGCTGTTGTTGTAGTTGCATCTGCTGTTGATTCTGAAACTCCATAGTAGGCTGTTGTTGAGCCAATTGTTGTTCACCTTTATTCTGGGCAAAAGCGACATTAGATTTAAGGCTTGCTTTGATCTGTTTATCCATTGCTGAAATATCATCGTCTGTCATGCGTAATAAGTTACGCTTGATCCACTCGTCGGAGAAGAAGCGACCAATGAAAGGTTCAATTTGAGTTAAAAGAGTTACACGTTGAGTCAATAGTTCAGCGTCTTTTAATTCAGAGTAATGGTTATCTTCTAGGAAGTCGAAACGAATTCCTTGACGAATATCATCCCATTCTCTAACATTAATGATGTTTTTAGCAACTAGCTGTACTCTTAGAGCTTCCAAGAATAACACAGCGAACTTCTTACGAAGTCTAACGATAAACTTGTTAAATTTAACTTCATCGCGAGTAATTTCGTTGGAACGACCGATGCTGAATCCCTCAGACTGTTGCATACGGCTAACAGGTACGTTTAACGAATGATAGAGTTTGTTCTGGAAATATTCGATATCTTCAATCGCGCCGAGGTTTTGACCACCTGGTAGAGTAGAAATTTCTGTACCTTTACCACCTTCACGGCGTGGCATCCAGAAGTCTTCCATCATTGAAAGGTGTTTACGGTCGTCGCGGGTTTCGCCAGTAGTTGCATCATAAACAATCTTGTTACGGAACTTGTTCATGATATCATTGACGTATTGTTCAGCTTTTAGCTTCGGTAAGTTACCAACGTCAACATAGAAAATTCTACGCTCTGGTGCGCGAGAGATACGATAGATGACTAAAGAGTCTTCAATCATCTTTAATTGATTAGTAGGTTTGATCGCTTTATGTAAATGGGAAAGCGTCATACCAGAATTCATATCCATAACCCCAGATGGACAATGAACAACAGAATCTAATGGAAGTTTTACACCTTGAGTAGATTGCTCGCTCATACCTTTATCGTTGTAAAGATAGAACTGCTCCATGGTTTTAACAACTTCAACACCTTGTGGTGTCTTTTCTTTTTTAATGTTTTTGATCTTGCGAATTTTGCGAGGATCAATAAAACGTAATTCTTGAATACCAGACTTAACATTATTCTCGTCTAGTAAGACTTGATAGTATAAACGACCATCAACATACCATTGACGGAAAATCTCATGACCTCTATCGTTAAACTTTAAAAGTCTAAGAATTTCAACAAATTCATCAGAGATTTTATTTTTGATACTATCAGAAACTTTTAAATCATCTAAAATGATTTCAATTGGGCGCTTAGTCTCATCTGAGATAAGTGCTTCGTTAATAATATCTTCAATAGCTGCATCACAATCAGTGTATTGAGAAATCTCGCGATAACGACGAATAAGGTCGTTCTCGTTTTTCAGGGATGCGTCTAAGTCGACAACCATACCATAGTAACCACCAGCATTAACACCAGTGTTTACTACAGTACTGCCGTCTTGATTCGATGGAGGAACTACCGAAGGAATCGGTAGAACCTGCTCATCTTTTGCACGCTTAATTTCAAAGCCGAACAGCTGCATTATAAAGTTTTCCTTCTAAGATTAAACTGGGAAGCTACCAATTGGAGTATTGATAGTAGTGTTAATACCGAAGTTAGCACCAGCGCCTTCGTTTGAAGTGAAGAAGTTGTAAACGAATTCAACGTCGAACTGTTCAATAGCGTTTTGTTGTTCGTAGTCTAGAGTAATCGCGCCAATGTTAGTTGGGAACGAATCAGTGAACTTATAAGACTTGATAGTTGCACCGTTACGGTCTAGCTGGTGAACAGACAAGTCAACCTGATAGTCAGTAGGGTTAGTACGACCATTAGTTGTGTTGTATTGTTGAATACCAGATTGCCATTGCTCAAGAGCATTACGGATGTTGAAAGTAGTATCGTTGTAAATAGAAACAGTCCATGGTTGGAATGAACGCTCACCAGCGAAGTTCACTGGACGACCACGATACGGAATAGAAATTGTTTCAATAGTTGAAGCTGGTAGGGAAGCAGCGCGGCATAGGAACTGCGCTCTTTGACCAGCAATAACACCTAGAGTAACGAATGATGGGAAAGTCAATTCAACGCGGAATTGGTTAGGACGTGCACCACCACCGATCATCTGGGCTTTAAAGTCAGCAATATTTGCCATTTAAATCTCCTTGTTATTACCTTTATTTATTCGTTTAAATTGGGGAGTTTCCTCCCCAATTCATATTAGCCACCGATCTCGCTGAAGGCGATGCTAGAACGAGCGGCAACGAAGTTAAGAGTAATAAAGTTGATAGAACGAGTTGGTTTAACGAAGATATCGGCAACGAATTCGTTACGGTCGATAACTTCACCAGTGTTGTTAGACTCATCACACTTAACTAGGAAGTCAGTAATACCACGACGACCTTGGACATCACGTAGGAACGGTTCGATCAGGTTCTTGAATTGACCACGAGTGAACGCATCGTTGAACTCGAATAGTTGATACTTAGCAGCAGTTGCAATAGACTTCTCAAGAACGATAAACAAGCGACGAACGTTGATACGGTCAAACGCAGATGGTTTAGCAAGAAGAGTCTTATCACCGAACAGAACAGTACCTTGACCTGGGAAAGTAACGATTGGGTTAATAGCGTTACGATATAGTTGGTCACGTAGAGTTTGGTTAGGGTTAGTAGATAGACGAACAACGTTCTTGATCTGACCACGGTTTAGACCACCTGGAGACCACCATGGGTCGTTAGTGTAGTCGGTACGAGCACATAGACCAGCAACGTCACCGTTTAATGGAACCCAACGATACACGTCGTTATAACGGTCATACTGATACTTGTAACCAGAGTCTAGTACAGAGTAAGAGTTGCTTGATAGATCGTTACGGTATTTGATGATTTTATTAACAATAGTAGAACTATCACCAATTAGAACTTCGCCAGTGTCTGGATCTTCTGGAGAAATAAACGCAACGCAATCTAGACGTTCTAATACAACATTGTCGATGATATAGTTAGCGATGTTAGTGTTTGCCTTACCTGCCATGATCAGGTTGATATCATACAGAGTACCATTAGCGAACAACTCATATGCCTCCATACGTTGAGCGTCTGTAGAAGATGCATCATCGTAACCGCCAGATAAAGACTGAGTTAGAGCAGATGTCATAGACTTGAACGTAGTTCCAGCCATTACAGTACCCCAGTTAGTATTTTCTGCGCCGCCAACAACTTGGTCAGTGTGATCCATCCACCATAACCACTCAGAACGACCGTTGATAACGTCTTTGTAGTAGTTGTTAGTACCGTCTGGTTTCTTGTTATCAGAAGCCTTAGAAACGAAAGCATATTTTTCTAGAACAGAGTTCTCAACGCCAGAGATGTAACCTTTTTCGTCGATAACAATAATATGCATTTCATCGTTAGAACCGCCAATAACTGACGCACCTTCAGAAGTACCTGGAGGAGCATCGAATTCATCTCTATAAATCCAAGTGGCATATGTTGCCGCATCAGCCATAGAAACTTTTAGAGTGTTACCTAGTTTACCTGGGAATTTAGCAGCCCATTCGCCAACAACACCACCACCATTAATATATTGGGCAGAGTAGTATTGTGGGTTGTAAATTGCAACACCTTGTTTTAACAGGTTAGCAGAAACGTATGCAATTTGACCACCAGCGCCAACGTTTGGTGGATTTTGAACAACGATAGTTGGTTCACCGTTAAAACCAGTACCTGCATTAACAACAGTAACTGCATACAAATTAGATGGGCCAATATCAATAGTACCAACAGTAGCAGCCTCAAAACCTTCACCAACGCCACCGCCGCTTAGAGTAACTGTAGGAGCGATATGGTATGATTCGCCTGGATTTGTGATAGTAATAGACTCAACTGAAGATTTACCAATCACGGCTTGAACTGAAGCGCCTAGACCAGTACCGTCAATAATGTTAACGTTTGGAGCGGAAATATATCCAGAACCTGCGTCATCAATAATGATAGCTGTAATAACACCACCAACAACAGTAGCGTGAGCTTGTGGAGTCGTGAAAGTACCAGCAGTAGTGCCGCCAGAGAAAGAAATAGTTGGGTTAGCTGAATAACCAGTACCACCGCTTTGGATTGTGAAACCAGTAACACCAGCTCCTGTAAGGTTGGCGATCGCAGTTGCGTCTTTACCAGAATCTCCATTAGCAGTTACAATAGACACGATAGGAGCTGTTGTATAGCCAGCGCCAGGTGTTGCAACAGTAATAGCAGTTAAAGAACCACCTTTTAGAACAGCTTCCAGAACTGCTGGAACAGAATCTTCTTCTTGCACGCTTGCGATCACGTTTGCAACTGCAGTTGCACCTGAACCAGAACCGCCGATAAAGCTGATAACTGGGTTAGTGTAATTTGCACCGCCACGTAGCATAGAAATAGAAGTAACTGCGCCATTAGCGACTGTAGCTTGGGCTACAGCGAAGTCGCCAGTCTCATCGGTAATTACAACAGTTGGGGCAGATGTATAACCATTACCGCCATTTGTTACTGCGATAGAACCAATAATGTTCTTTGTATAAACAGTTACAGTTGGAGGAGTAGCGGTAGAAACAAAACCTGCACCAGAGTTGTCCACGTCAACAGAAATAATACCACCAGAAGGCTGCACAACAGCGTTCTTCATGTTAGTAGTTTTCTGACGAACTGTTAAAATATTGTTAGAATAAGATAGGAAGTTGGCAGCAGTGAACCAAGACTGGAAGTTGTTATTGTTCGGAGCGCCGAAACGACGAACAAGCTCATCCTCTGAAGTGATTGTAATTGGTTCTAAAACTGGACCCCAGTCGAACTGACCCGCGAACGCACCAATAGAGGTCGCAACGGCTGGAACGATAGAAGTAAAGTCTTTTTCTACGACTGCAACGCCTGGAGATAATTGAAACGGCATTGTTGTTCTCCTTGTTTATAATGATTGCCTAGACAAAAACTGTCTACGAATTTATTTAGTTTTTACAAGTTTTCACTTAGAAATTCAAAGGATCAGCTTCAGGGTTTCCATCATCGTAGAATCCGAAGGGTGTTAAATCCTCTTCGATCGCTTTCATCTGCTTTTCGTACATAATTTTTCGCATGTTAATGTTATTTAGTTCTTTAAAATATGGCTGGGTTGTCAACCACCCAAAAAGAACCAATGGCATAACTAAGTCGTCATGATATCCTTCGTCGGCTTCATAAGAGCCACGTTTTTCAATAAATGTAGAGATTTCAGAAATAGTATCAGGGTCGGTGATTAGTAGCTTGTCTTCTTCAACGATCGCTTTAAAGTTGTGGCAACCGATACGCTTAACACGCTTATCCGTTGTAACACCTAATTGAGATTTTTGCCCACCGAAACCGCCTCCCACTGTTTGGACTCCATTAGCCCTAGAAACCATCAGGATATTCTCATATTCAAGCTCTTGGTGCATAATCTGCGCCACTTGGTCAGACACGTTAGTCTCGATTAGAATAAAAGCATTGTTATATTCTGTTGCAACTTTGAAAATAACTGAGGGGAACAACAAAGGTGTAATATCATTTCTACGATATTTTGCCACGATACGATATGGCGTTTCCGTGATATCAATCATCTGAATTGTTGAAGAGTCACCTTCAACGCCTGCAGCAACGTCGATTACTCCACAATAAGTATGATTCTTTTGTGGACGCTCAAATACGTCTAATCCATCTTTAGAAATAATAGGTTGATCAACCGACATCTTGGCGATAACGTCAGCGCGGATTAGTGTTAAGCTGGAACCTAGGAAGTTACATAGAACCTCTTGGTTAAACTTGAGTTCACCAAGCATACGCTTCTGTTCTTCCGCCCATTTCTCATCACGACCTGGGATTTCCCAATAAGGAATAAACAATGGAACGAAACCGTTACGGTCGTTTTCTGCGTCATTCCAGAAACGCCAGAAGTGGTTATACCCCAGTGGTGTAGAAGATAGAAGAATTTTAGTTGTTTGACCCGCAGAAATAGTTGGGTAAACCGCAGTGAAGAATTCTTCAGCAACGTTGTTTGGAATAATTGCAGCTTCGTCAACATACAACATGTTAACAGATTTACCACGAATACCAGACTTACCCGTTGCAGCCGTAAATACTTTTGAACCGTTTTCTAATTCGATATCGCCCTTGTTCCAGCCAGTAACACCCTGTTGCATCCACTTAGGTAGATTCTCGTACATCGTTTGATAACGGTCAAGAACTTCACGGGCTGCAGCAGCCTTGTTGGCTAGAATAGCAACTGTTTTGTTATCGTGAAATAGAGTGTACCATAGAATATATGCTGCAGAAGAAGTCGTTTTACCTTGCTGACGACCTTCCATAAGAATAACCCTACGGTTATTGTGGATGATGTCAATCTTCTTCTTTTGACAGTCATACAGCTTGAACAGTTTTAAACCATAGTCAAGTGTAACGATGTAACAATAGTTCTCAATGAAGTAAATGGGATCCTGTGCACACTTAAGATACTCCTGAACTTGTTCAGGAGTAAATTGGAAACTAATACCCGCAGCTTTTAAATTCGCATTACTATTATATACTTCAGCCATATTTTATAATTCGTCAATCCACTGTTCGTTTATTATAGTTTTAGTTGTAATATCGCCAGTTGCTTCAAAGTGTGTAGATAGCGAGCCATCTGATTGTTGACTCACATTCGCAGTAACAGAACCGATAACACCTTGTTGTGATACTGGTCCAAACAAAGAAACTTTCATCTGGAAGTTAATTGTGTGAATGACGAAACGTCTAGTTTGAAAGTCACCTTCGTATTCGTCTGACACAATAACGGAGTTTAGAACGACTGGAACGTCTAATTTAACGCCCATCTCGTCTACCGCATTAATTGACATAGTATATTCTGGTGTGAACCATGGGAGAATCTGCTCAATGATTTGTAGAGCGTCTTCTTGTGTTTTTGTAATAATATACAAAGACATATCAATGTTGTATGGTACAGGCGTTCTCATAAATGCTGCAGAATCGCCTTCTCCAATACATGGGTTTTTCAATTGCTGCATACGGTTAATCTTACGAAGGGAGTCGTAAGTGTATGCGATAATTTCAAAAGAAAGTCTTGGTAGGGTTGTAAGAGTATGATTTTCTAATGTTGGATCTTCATCAATACGAACCATCCATTTTTCTTTTGGCGCATATGATACTGGAACGTTCAACGTTTGAATGATTGGTCCATTTACAGGGTCGTCTTCTTTTCTTTGGATTTTGATATTACTGAAAAGACGCCCGAAACCAATGATACACTTTCTAACAACCCCGTGATAAAATACGCTATTATTAAGCATTACACTTCTCCAAACGGGTTAGCTTCGTCAAACACGGCATTCTCAGAAACAGCTTTTTCTTTGAACACTGTATTATCTGCAAAACCAGTTGCATCGTCGATTACTGGGTTTATTGTAGGGTCAAACGACTTGAGTGTTTCGAACATATCAACTTCTGGTACACCAGTGTTAATCTTCTCGCTGCTGTATTGGAATAGTTCGATATCAAGTTTATATGTGTAAAGTTTACCAAGTTGATAGAAAGGTTCTTGGTGTTTTACAAACTTAATTTCAAACAATCCCTTTGTTAGCGGATAATAAATTAAGTCACCTTCGTTTGGTCGGTTAGGTAAATAAGTCGTGCCGTGTACTCCAATTAGATCAGTCCATCGTTTACGCGCGACGGTTAGAGTGGCAGACTGGTCCATCAAAAGGCCAAACTTTTGAATAACAGCGCCTTGCCCTGCAAAACTATTGATGTTATCAAAGTACATTTCAATGGGATATGCGTGTTCAAATTTACTTAAACGATCTTCGCCAAAGATGTGATCGGCAGAAACTTGAGATCTTGGGATATATAAGAAATCTTTACCGTATATCTTTAGAGATTCAATGATAAGTTCTTCTATTAAGTCTTGCTCAGAAGTAGTACCCTGAGTAAAATATGAATTTGTAGCCATTGATCACCCCAAGAAGAAATCTAGAGGCGCAGACTTAGTTCTTAATTCATCTTCTAAATCATCAATCTCTTTAATAGCTTCAACGTACAGTTTATCGCCGTCTAACGTTACACCGCCTGGTAGTTGAATACCAGAGAACTTTTTAATGTTTACTGCCCATTGTTTTTTAAACAGCGCTGTAACATAATGTTTTAACCATGGCTCGCCGTAAGACTTTGTAAATTCTACAGGGTTGATTGCTCTATATCCTTGTAGAAGAACATAGTCACCGACGATAACGTCTGTTGCCCAATTTACATCTAAGTATAAACGATTCTGCATACGATTAAAACGATACAGAGGGTGACCGTTTAATTCTAAATCCAACATGGATAGGTGAGACATAACAGTCTTGTAATAAACAATACTTGTAGATGTTAGATCATACAGGTCATTTAAACGAAGTTGGTATTGTAAGTCAAAGATGTTCTTTGATGAAGAAGCCTGTCCGATGTTCAAAACTTTAGTCACGCCATAAACATAGTCAGGAACAGTAAGATATCTTAGATCAATTTCACCAAGCGTCATCGCTCCAGCGCCAACAGTGCCAACTGCCAGGTTTGTGCCTGCGTCTAAAATTTGGTCTCCAACGTTCCAAGTACCATTAACGTTTTTAACAGTCCAATTAGTTAATGTTGACTCTTTATCCCATTGACGAATAACTTCGGCAGTGGCGCCACTTGGAGTTTTTAAATGAGTACCGATCCCTGGGATTTCTGAAGAACCAGTAACGTTTAACACAGAAGCATTAATCTTATGCTTCAGATACATCTGTTCTACGCCTTCGTAGTGATACAGGTTCCAATATTCTAGAGCTTCGTCTAGGCGGTCTTCGAGTTGACCATCGTCTACGTTGATCTCTAGCACTGGCGCGCCAAGTGCACGAAGTGCGTATTGTTTTAATTGTTCTCTTGACGCTACTGCCATTTGAATTGTCCTAAAATGAGGGTATTCAATTATTTATAAATGGTATTCTTTAGGAACTCATAGTGGGTTGGCATCTTTTCGATACGTTCCAAGACTTCGTCGCGATGAGTTTCCCAAGTTCTATAGACTTGATCCTCGTAATTGGAGAGCTCAGAATAACGTTTATCGTTCCAATCGACTTTTCTAGAATAAAGAGGGTTGTAACCCATACCCGCTGCGATATAAACAATTCCGCTCATATCTGCGCCAAATACGTTAAAGCGATGAATACGACGAGCATAATCTTCAAAATTATCACAGTATGTTGGGTCGAAGTCTACCATCTTTTGTTGGTATGTCGTTTCGCTAACGTGTTTCCAATATGGGGTATCGTCTCTCATACTCAAAGCGTAATGTTGAGCGATGAAGTTTCTGAAGCCCATGATCTGTTCATAAAACCCAAAATTGAACATATCAATATCATATTTGGTAACATTACCAAAACGCATCTTTAGAGTGTGGATCATCTTCATAATCCCCTCATGTGTCAACATTAACCCTGTAGATTCTAATGGTTCGATAAACCCATTTGATAAACCAATACCAATGACGTTCTTTTCCCATGCGCGTTTATGGACGCCGTGTTTGATTTTGATATGCTTAAACTGAGCAGAGTCAGCTCTAGCTTCATCCGGAATTACCATATTCTTAGACTTCAAGTGTTTTCTAAACTGTTCTTCTGCTTCTTGTTCAGTTGCAAATTTAGAAGAATACACATAACCCGTTCCAATGCGATTCCATAAAGGAATATTCCAAACCCACCCAGCGTCAATTGCTGTACAGCTTGTAACACATTCCATCTCTTTATCTTTGTCGATATAGGGAATTACAGTAGCAATTGCTCTATCATTATGAAGATGGTTACCGAAACTCTCAAATGGAACTTCCATCGCCTGCTCTAGAAGTAATGATTTGAACCCAGTACAATCAATAAACAAATCTGCATGAATGTCACCAAGAGTGTCAGTTTCAACACATTTAATAGACCCGTCTTCGTTTTTCTTATACCCTGTTACGTTTGCTTTTAAATGCGTCATACCTGCAGGTAAACAAATCTTATCTCTTAAATAGTTACCAAAGAGAGTAGCATCCATATGGTACGCTGTGTCAGTTCTAAAATCAAACCCTCGAAGAGCATTGTCTTCATTCTTTGTCATTTTGTTCCTGTCAGTCATCAATACTGAATCGTGATAAAACTCTCCAAAGTTATTAGGGTTAGTTTTTGGATTTCTTGCTTTATAGATAAACCAATCCATCAAACCTCTTGGCTTATCGGTATAATCAAAAATACCAAATGGATAATGAAATGTGTGCTTCTCGTTTTCTTCTGGGTTTTCTCTAAAGTTTACAAACTTGATCGACGTCTTATAAGTGGCGTTACACTCTTTCATCCAGTCTTCGTCGTTCAACGCCAGTAAATGTAAATATTCGTTAATGTGACCGATAGTGCTTTCTCCAACTCCAATAGTCGGAACGTTTGGTGACTCAACTAAGGCCACTTCAATGTCTGGACACTGACGTGTTAATGCTGCAGCAGTCATCCACCCAGAAGAACCTCCACCGACGATAAGTGCTGTTTTAACTTTTAACGTCATTGCATAACCTTTCTTAATTGCAAAGCTGAATCAATATCCTCAGTCCCGAAGGTTCTCTCGCATTCGTGACAGTCCCAACATTGATTTCTACAAGTTGTTAAAATCTTTTCTAAACGTTTACCCTTTTCAGAAACCCAAATACCTTTATATTCTTTGTATGATTCTTTATAATCCACTGTAGTGTGTCTTTTGTCGATCCACCCTGGGATCCAAGCGTGAATTGGTAAAAGATTATTCGCTATGATATCATCGAAGTTGTCAGCATAAACTGTTTGACCAACTTTAGATATAACTTGTTTAAACTTAGTATCGTCGTCATAGAACCATACAGCTTTCATATTATCAATTATATCTGGGGAGAAAGTTGGAGATGTCAAACGGCCAGAAATTTTAAAAATATCTGTAAGCTCTGCGTATTTGTTGAACACGTCAACGGAAGATGCAACTAAGTCAATACCAGATCTAGGTAACTGAGCAAAGTTCTTAGAACCTCTCCAACCGTTGCACGTCAAATTGGCAATACCTTTGAAGTATTCTGGGCCAATAACCTCGCCAACAGAATCGTGTTCTTTCTTGAACGGGCAGCTGTAAACGCACGACTCTGCTACAAGTAGTGATGTTAGTAACTTTTTATCTGGGTTTTTGCTGTTTAGATAGTTTTGAGCTTCTCTAACTCTACGAAGCTCTTTTATGTTTCTATTAAGACTTCTATCTAAAAGAATAGTATTATATCCAAGATACGCAAAATCAATCAACTGTTGAGCGTCCGCGCAAATTTGGTTTACTGTGGATTTCCATCTCATATCTGGACAACGTCTTTGCAGTTCACCAGTTCGCATAATATGAGTAGAAGACATAGTACAGCTTCTTAAACCTCGATCATAGTACGAGCCAATCCATTCAACAAATTTACTTCGAACATCGTAGTCGTAAATAACTTCGTGTGGAACTTCAATAGTGTTGAATGTTAAAGAAATTTCAATCCCAAGTTCTTCTTGTAGTTTAAACAAGTAGTCGATCTGCTCATCGCTCGCCTCGACACCCATCGGATTTCCACAACGCTTGTGTTGTCCTTTGTATTCGTAATAGAAGAATTTTCCAAAGTAAATGTCGTGGATACTTTTAATGTATGATGCATCAGCGTTCTTCATCATTTTATAGAACGCTGATGCATATTCTCCGTGAAATTTATCGAAATGCGCAATCGAAAAACGTTTATCATAACTTACCATAATATCTCTCAGTTTATTAATGTATTATATTTATTGACTGTTTCTAGCTTGATCTTCGGCAAGTCTTCTTTGAAAATCTGCTTGGACATATTCGTACACGGCGCGAGGGTCATCTTTAGGGATTTCTGCTTTAACAGTCGCAATATGAGTCGCCCATGGTCCATCTGGCGAAATAGTGCCTGTAGTTGCCAATTCTTTAAACATCATATCCATTTGTTCTCCAACCGACTTATACGCAATAGCCCTAGCGACTTTATATGCGTTCTCAGCAAACCCTGGTTGTGCAACTGGATCAAATTTAGTAATAGAACCATCTTGATTATATACGTCAACGTGTTCTGTATCATCTGGCACATCTGTCCAGAAGAAATCATCTGTTACTTCAAATTCTTGACCAGGGTCTTTGATTTCGCAAATTCTGTAATTTTCAATCTTTGAAATTAAAGCACGTTTCATTTTATCTATACTCCCAAATAAATACTGCACCTGCTCGGCCTGTGCTGCCTGCATAGTTGTCATCTGTTCTTCCACCAGTTCCACCAGTTCCTGGTGCTGCTGGTCCAATTAAACCACCACCGTTGTTTCTATTACATCCTGGCGCGCCACCGAAATAACTGTCACCACCGCGACCAATAGCTCCATGACTTAAAGAATTTCCATGACCAGTTCCATCGCCACCATATAGGTTGACATCGCCGTTAGATCCAACCCCGCCGTGGCCGCCAGTGTGGCTGTAGTTTCTATTACAACCATAACCACCAGAAGCAGAACAATAACTTCCGAAAGAAGATGTTCCACCATCACCACCTGCTGCATAGTAACCTGTGTTACCACCTCCGCCACCGACTGTAACGGTG